TTCAGAGCGTCACTATTGTCAATGGTGGTAGCGGATATAACGATTTGGACCCGCCTTCCATCATTGTAGGCAAATATTACTCCTCGGAAACCAATGAAATCACGGGAACTGGCACTGATCCTGATGGTATGGGGTATGGTGATAGGGCAGATCTCATCAATAATGAGTATTTTCCCTTAGATCAAGAGGTTTTTGATCAAATTGAAGCGGATGCAGGGGCAAGAAACGAGACACTTACCACTACAGGGCGCACAGCACAGTTTGATACCTCTCGTCAGCGCAGAGAGCAGACTGGACAAGTGCTTTATAGCAGTGGACCAATCGAAGAAATCCGCCCTTTGCAGAGTGTACCTGATCTAACTGGCAGTGGAGTCCTTCCACAGGAGTTTGATGACGCTCTGCAGGCATCACAAGACACTCAAACCGAAGCTATCAACACGTTATTGGACAATATTACTGATGATCCTGAGGCAAGGACCTATACTGGACCTGAAATTTATGTTGAAACTACGCAAAGACGCTTTCTTGACATGCCTAGGGCGTCAACATACACAAAATACATAATGAAGCAGTATAGACCCGATTCTAACTCTAGAACCACCTTTACTGTTACCGTAGGTCACAATGTATTAGAAGATGGTTGTGGGCACCTTGAAGACGATCCTAACCCCCTTAACGGCGGACCTGCACTCTGCCCCTCACCTCTCGGGTATCCCTTTGCTAATACTAGCAACACAACTTCGGAAACCAGTGATCCCGATCCAGTTACAGGGGATACAACCACTACAAATACTACCGTTGCATATACATATACATTGAGTCCATTATTAGGACCAGGATGTAGAAGTTGGTCAGCAAGTGGATCTATGACAGTGGTACACAACTTTACTAGGTCAAGAGATACATTTGCCGCGGCCACCGAAGCATATGGTAATCCATTTGACGTTTAATTGGAGGTAGTGTAAAATATGGCTGGTCTTCCCGCTGCAATTTACATGGGAGTTGATAGTGGACACGGTAAATGTGTCGCTGCCAACGTCCATGCCTATGTTGGATGTGAAGGCACTTGCGAAACTGCACCTAAAAAGGCAATTGCTGCAATGGATCCATTTAATATGTGGCCTCCATTTGCACAATCTCCGTTGAGTATTATGCAAGCAATTGTAAATGTGGTTATCAATGGTAACATTCCTATCGTCGATCAAGACTTATTGACGAATCATCCGCCTACTTGCACTAACTTAATTGTTAGGGGCGGGTGTAAAGACCCCCCAGCACCACTTCCTTGTCCTACACAGACACTTTGCACGGAAGATATTGCTGGAGGCGGTGCTCACATTAGGAAAGCAATCGCAACCACAGCAACAGTCTTTGTCAATGGCAGAAGACTGTGTAGAGTTAAAGATCCCCTTGGACCTCCCTGCTTATCATTGATCAGCACAGGTGCTACAAATGTACTAGTTGGAGCGTAAATTATGGCAAAATCTAAAGTTGGTCTCGTGAAGTCTGGTTACACCCCAGGCAAACCCAAACGTACTCGTCAGGGTCAGGGCACGAATTCAAAACCTTCTCATGGACGTAAAAAATTGAGAGGGCAGGGTAAAGGATGTTGAATCCTACATTCTACATAGAATAGCGATAAATAATACTCAGGGATAGCAACCCCGTTAAAAGTTCTGTTTACCACAGGACTTAATAACTATGGCAAATCACCCAATCCCAGATCAGAGTGATGACTTTATCAAGTCAGGAATGAGATTAATAACTGATCCTAGGTCGGACATCCTTCTCGGGAGAATTAACAAGAATTCTCCTCCAAAAGATAGAAATTCTAGATGGTGTGGTGGCAAAGGTGGGTTTGACGACTATGTAGAAAGATGGCATTAAAATCAGTTACTGGTGCAGATTTCGGACGCAAACATTCAAGAGCGTTTAAAGACGTGCAGCTTGAATTTGGGCGTAATCCGTTTACTAATGACATCAACGTACTGAAAAACTCCGAAGCAATCAAGCAAGCGGTCAAGAATCTTGTTTTAACTGCTCCTGGAGAGAAATTTTTTAACCCAAATTACGGATCTAAGGTTTCTCAACTGTTGTTTGAGCCCTTAGATCCTTTTTTGATAGATACTATTCAAAATGAGATTCTAAATACCATTAGAAATTATGAACAACGTGTCCAAGTGACCACCGTTAGATGTAAAGCAAATTATGATGACAATTCTATTAATGTTTACCTTGAATACAAGATTGTTGGTTTGCCCCTAATTGAAAATATCAATTTCGTATTACAGAGACCCTAACCAATGCAACCCAAGAATTTAACAGCACTGGATTTTGGCGATATCAAATCGTCAATCAAAGCATATCTGAGAACTCGTGATGAGTTTACGGATTATGACTTTGAGGGCTCTTCGCTATCATATCTGATCGATATTTTAGCGTATAATACTTACTACACAGCATTCACCGCTAACATGGCGATGAATGAAGCATTTTTGGACAGTGCTACGGTCAGGGACAACGTTGTTAATCAAGCAAAACTCCTAAACTACGTACCCACTTCCATCAAAGCATCTTATGCTTTCTTGCATGTAACCGTACAGACAACATTGTTTAATGACGCATATCCAAACAGTGTTACTCTACAACCTGGGGTTATTGCAACTGGCGGAAACTATGCTTGGAATATCTTAGAATCGCAAACTGCAACCGTAGATCAAGTTACTGGTAGAGCATCTTTCAGATGCCTTAAAATTTACGAAGGAAGCATTGTAACTTACTCATATACAGTAAACGAATTCATTAAGCAGTCATATACAATTCCAACCTCTAGTGCAGATATTAGCACGCTATCGGTAAGGGTTAGAGCAAACGAATCTAGCACCACTTCTGACGTTTACAACTACGTTGATAACGTAACTACAGTTACTGCTACGGAT